GTTTCAGGATCATATGGCAGCTTTACTTCTGCTACCACTACTACTGTAGCACCTGCTAACACTTCTTCTGCAGCTCCTTTCCAATTAAAGACTTTTGGTAAGGGTATAGTTTATAATAGTGTTAGTACTCTAGGGTCTGACGGTAGCTTACCAAGCGGCTCTATTGATAATTTAAGATTTGAAGTAGCAAGTGTAAATAACAATGCTGGTACATTTACTATATTAGTTAGACGAGGAGATGATTTAACTAGAAGCAAAATTACCTTAGAATCATTTAATGTATCTCTAGATCCAGCATCTGATATCTACATCGAAAGAGTAATCGGTAATCAACATAAGAATTACAATAGCACAGAAGCGTACATTGAAGTAATAGGAGATTATCCTAACAGATCTAATTACGTAAGGGTATCTGCAGCCAATGCGATAAATGATTACATACCTTCAATGTCTGGATCACTTCCAACAAAACAATCAGGATCATTTACAGGTGCTACTGGCACTGTAAGCTCAACTGCTAAATTCTTTAACGAGGCATCTGGATCTACCCCACAAGGGGTTACTTCTACTAGCTACGATGTGGCTATTGATTTACTATCAAACAAGGATGAATACCAATTCAACTTGATTGCAGTACCTGGACTTACGATTGAGGATAACGCAGCAACTATTAATAAAGTAGTTGCTCTTGTAGAAAGTAGAGGAGATGCAATCGCAGTAATTGACCCAGTACCATATAAGGCACTACTAGTAGATGTTACTACAGCAGCCGCAGGTGTTGATTCATCTTTTGCTGCAGCATACTGGCCTTGGGTACAAGTATTATCTGCCACAGGCAAGAACGCATTCGTACCAGCTTCAACAATTATCCCAGCAGTATATGCTTTGAATGATAGAGTTGCTGCACCTTGGTTTGCACCTGCAGGTTTAGTTAGAGGTGGAGTACCTGGAGTTATCCAAGCAGAAAGAAAGCTAACAAAAGCACTTAGAGATACACTTTACGACAATAAAGTTAACCCTATTGCAACATTCCCAGGACAAGGCATATCAGTATTGGGTCAGAAGACTCTACAATCAGCTCCAACAGCTCTAGACAGAGTAAATGTTAGAAGATTGATTATTGAGTTGAAAGAGTTTGTCAATAATGTATCAAGAGGCTTATTGTTTGAGCAAAACACAATTGCAACAAGAAATAGATTCCTAGCAGCAGTTAATCCATACTTGGAGTCTGTTGTACAAAGACAAGGGCTATTTGCTTACAATGTTGTAATGGATGACACAAACAATACCGCAGATATCATCGACAGAAACCAATTAGTAGGACAGATTTACATCCAACCAACTAAAACAGTTGAATTTATCGTGATTGATTTTGTTATTCAACCAACAGGAGCTTCATTCGAATAAAAATTATAAGTTAGTACTATTTATTTAAAAGATACAAAATGGCCGTATTAGATACCAACGAAATGTTGTACAGAGCATTTGAACCTCAATTAAAAAACAGGTTCGTGCTATATATGGATTCGATTCCTGCTTTTATGATTAAGAAGGTTAAAGCACCTACTTTCACAGACGAGCAGATAAAAATCCCACATATCAACTCTTATTTTAAAGTAAGAGGTGGTCAAAGAGTGTGGGAGGATATTGATATGACTCTATACCAACCAATTTCTCCTTCTGGAGCTCAGTCTGTAATGGAATGGGCACGATTAGGGCACGAAACTGTAACTGGTAGATCTGGGTATTCCGACTTTTATAAAAAAGATTTAGTAATCAATATTATAGGCCCTCCGGGCGATGTTGTAGGTGAGTGGATTATCAAAGGAGCATTCCTTGTAAAAGGAGACTTTGGAGATTATTCATGGGAAGATCCAGGAGCAACAAATGATATTGCAATAACAGTTGCTTGCGATGCTTGTATATTGAATTTTTAAATCTATTTTTATACAATTACTTTTATAAAAGCCTAGGAAACTAGGTTTTTTTTTGTATATTGATATTTATACTAAATGTTACTTTAATTATTTATGGATCAGAAATTTGAATTTCCAAAAGAGGCAGTTGAATTGCCATCTAAAGGGTTAGTATACCCAGAGTCCTCACCACTATCTAAAGGTGTTGTAGAGGTACGCTACATGACAGCGCAGCATGAGGATATTTTAACAAATCAAAATTACTTGCAGAAAGGAACTGTTATTGATAAGCTTATCCAAGCCCTATTGGTTGACGAAAGCATTACATACAGCGAACTTTTAATAGGAGATAAAGACGCTCTAATGGTTGCAGCAAGAATTCTAGGTTATGGTAAGGAATATGAAATCACATATGAGGGACAACCCTATGTTGTAGATTTAACAACTATTGAGCATAAGAAAATAGACTTTGATTTATTGGCAAAAAGTAAGAATGAGTTTTACTTTAGCCTACCTTCTACGGGGACTGAGGTAACTTTTAAACTTCTTAACCATGCAGATGAGCAAAAGATAGATCAAGAAATTCAGGGGATGAAGAAAATCAATAAAGATTTCTCAGGAGAGCTATCCACAAGACTAAAGCATATGATAACCTCTGTAGGAGGATCTAGAGAGACTAAGGACATTAGACAATTTGTAGATAAGCAACTACTTGCAGTAGACTCTAGAGCCCTTAGAAAACACTTAGAAACCGTTCAACCTGGAGTTGATTTTAAATTCTATCCAGAAAATGGACCAGAGGGGGGGGTTGCTCTTCCTATAGGACTCAACTTTTTTTGGCCTGACTTCAGAGTATAGAGTTAGTTTATTCACTCAAATCCATGAGATAGTTTTTCATGGTAAGGGTGGATATTCTTTTGATGCAGTTTATAATATGCCAATATGGATGAGAAACTTTACTGCAAAGAAGATAGCAGAGTATTACGAAAAGGAAGCAGAAAGTCATAAAAACTCAAGCTCACCAAACTCACAACGTACAACGGTTAAAATACCAGACTATGTAAGCAAAGCTAGAAAATAATCTAGCTTTTGCTATTTATATAAAATAAGTATTAATGGCACCACCTCCTGATCAACAGCAGCAGTTAGAAAATCTTGAAAACAACCTAACATCGGCAGCTGCTAGGGTCTCTAATATTATTAAAGATGCCTTTAGGAATGCTTCTGATGCAGTACAAAAGGATATTATAAAAGCAGCAGGCTCTAGTTTACTTTCTACGTATTCTAAATTGATATCATCTTCGGCAGAATTTTCTAAAAATGCATCCAAGATAAATAAAGGGTTATTAGATTCAAAAGGCCTTTCAGAACAGCTTTTAAATTTAGAACAGCAAAAGCAAGAATTCCTTCTAAAAGCTGCGACCGCAGAAGCACGGGGCATACCGATAGAACAAGAGCGAATAAATCGAGCACTTCGCTATGTAGATGCACAAAAATCAATACTTGAGTCTCAAAAAGCAATAACTGATTCAACAGCTAAACAAGTAGGACTAATAGGTAAAGTTGCGGGAGGACTTGCGAAGATACCAGGTCTTGGAACAGTTATTAATGCCAAAGGGGTAGTTGACGCATTGAGAGAAGCGTCCATTGGTCTTGATAAAAACGGTAACCTAGTAAAAAAGAATACCAACGGGTTCGGTATGATGGCAATAGCTGCAAAGACTGTAGGAAAACAGTTTACAACAGCTATGCTAGACCCAGCAGCTATAGTAGGTAAGATAGTAGAACAATTCTTTGCAATAAACAAAGCGTCTGTTGAATTGAGGAGATTGACAGGGGATACCGCTGTTAGTTTTAATATATTTGCAAATGGAGCAGCATCCTCAGTTCAAATATTAGAAACAGCTGCTGAATTAACTAAGCAAATAGGATTTAATGCTCAAAGTGCATTTTCTCAAAACGTAATTGCAAATGCTGCAGACTTAAAAGTTGAAATGGGTCTAGCAGCAGATGAGGCTGGGGGTATTGCGATGATGGCCCAAACTAGCGGGAAGAGTGTAGATTCCATTACGGATAGCGTAGTGGCCACAACTTCCGCATTTAATAGAGCAAATAGGTCTGCAGTATCTCAGGGAGTAGTCCTTAGGGATGTGGCTAAGACTTCTGATAGTATTAAATTATCTTTGGGCAATAACGATGTGGCTATAGCAAAAGCTGCATCTCAAGCTAGAAGGCTTGGAATGGATTTGAACCAAGTAGATAAAATAGCTGAGAGTCTATTAAATTTTGAATCATCTATTGAGTCCGAATTAGAAGCACAACTTTTAACCGGTAATCAAATAAACTTATCTAAGGCAAGAGAGATGGCTCTTACTGGTGATACGATAGGTCTACAAGATGAATTATTCAAGAATACTGTTGATATAGAAAAGTTTGGCAAAATGGGTAGGCTAGGTCAAGAAGCTCAAGCAAAAGCTCTTGGAATGACTAGAGACCAGCTTGCTAGAGTTGCTTACTTAAGGGCTATAGATAGTAAGATGACTGATGAGCAGGCTTCAGCTGCTGCAGGAGTTAACGCAGAAGATATGAAGCGTATAACAATACAAGAAAATTTTACAGCTGCATTAAATAAAGTAATGGGGGCGCTTGCTCCAATTTTAGAATATGTAGGTCAGATATTTTCAATACCCTTTCTTGGTCCCGCTATTGCAGCAGTAATTGTAGCTATACCTTTGATATCGACCCTAGTAGGTGGTATGACAGCTCTTAAATCTGCCCAAGCACTTGCAACAATTGCAACTGCTTCCCAAACTACAGCTACATTGCTTCAAGCGGGGGCGAACACTGGATTGGTAGCTTCTAATACAGCAGTGACGGCTTCCGCTGCCCCAGCAGCTGGAGGATTTGTAGCAATGGGTACTGCTTTGGGAGGATTTGGAGCAGCCGCAACCGCAGCAATTCCAGTACTACTTAGTATAGCAGCAGTAGCAGCTGGGATAGGATTAGCATTTGCGGGAATTGGATTTGCTTTAATGCAAATACCAGCAATATTAACTTTAATAACCCCAGAGAAAGCTGTTGGTATGATTTTACTTGGCCAAGCATTTGGGGGGCTTGCTTTAGGATTAGCAGCTATTGCGATTTCAGGATTAGCGGCATTGCCAGTATTATTAGGTCTTCAAAAATTAGGAGTTCTAGGTGGGGGTATTGCTATACAAGGGGCGGCATCTCCGGGAGGCGCAGCTATTGCTGGAGCACAAAAGCCAGTTGAAAGCCCACAGGCACCAGCTGCATCTTTATCATTAGATCCTTTAGTGACTGAAATAAAATTGATGAGGGAGGAAATGACATCTCTTATGAGACAATTTGTAGCAAAAGATACAACAGTTAAGATGGATGGTTATACAGTTGGACAATCTGTACAGTTATCTGGTACTAGTCAATAATTTAATTAAAAACTATTTATATTAAAATACACAACAATGACAATAATCAAAACCCAACTCAGATCTAAATTTGGCCGTAATGGAGTCAAGCCACCTCAACTTCCTGGTTCAAACAGAGGATCAACTCTACACAATACATCCTCCATAAACAATATTCCACCGATACCATCCCCTAAAGCATCAGTGTTGGATTTGGATGGAAAAACCCCAAAGAAATATTTAGATAATAAACCTAAATAATATAATGGGTATAGTAGACCTAAAAACTAATTTAAAATCTCTTAAGTATGAGAGTGGTAATGCTCCTTTTGTAACAAAGGACATTAACAAGCCTCCGCCTAGTTCAAGGGTACTATCTCAGATTACTAAAAGAGCGGATGATGTAGTTAGGGTTACGAAAGCAATATTACCTACAAACAGTAGATTTTTAGAAAACCAAGCAAAGCTTGAGCAATTAAACTTTTCAAGGAAAGTAGATGGTATCAAGGTAGCTCAGGGGAAGACAACTGCGGGATCAATTATTCAGCAGGTTAAAAACACTGTCGTAAATGTGGCCAAGATAGCCGCAAGTACAATTGCACAAACTGCAGGAGCGGGTACAGGATTACATGTAGTTAGGGGGTTCGAAAATGCTAATAAAAAATTATACAGCCCCCAAGCTTTGGCGGAAGGTAAAATAACTTTTCCCAAGTACAGCCCGTCTACTGAGCTAAAGAATATAGAAGACTACAGTTTAGTAAACACCAACAACGATAAAAACACATTTACCAAAAGAAGCAACACTGCTGTCCCAGGAGTAACCGCTAATGCAGAAAATAAAATAACCCAAACAGCAAATGAGGTTATAGAAAATGGTACAGTTAATTTACAAAACTATAGTCCTATTACTGAATTATCTTTGAAGAAAGATTACAGTGGGGTAAATGAAGACAACACTTCTAATCCGTATTTAGGAACAACAAACAACAACTTCCCTAACAGAACGTCTGCAGGTATAGCAGCTGAGTTGGGGGATAAGGTTCTTATTCCAAGTCAATCACCAAGTCAGATATTTGAGGACTGGCTTACAAATAGATTTACAAAACAATCTACTTTACAAAGTTATACATTACCTAAAGAAGATGAGATTGCTAGAAATCAATTTACTTTAAGTCAAGATATTAATGACCCAGTTGTCAGAGGGTTACCGGAGATAGGAGCTCAGATGAGGCTTAAAGTTAGAGATTTTAGAAAGGATAGACCTGATTCTATATTTTTTGACTACAATAGCCCAACTATTAATAAAGAGCAGAGAGTTGGTTTAGGTAATAAAGGATATTGGAAAAAGCCAATAGATTATACCGAACCGGCACAACCATCTGTTATTGACAAACTTAATGCAACAGATGTATCTTTGAATCAATTAAATGGAGTAGGAGTCGGCGCATCTTCAGTAAGAGATTTAGTTAAATTTAGATTCGAGGTAATAGCTCCGGGACAAATCCCTAGGTTTCTTTATTTTAGAGCCCTACTTGAAAATCTAGATGATAATTACACGGGTAGATGGTCGGATACTAACTATGTGGGTAGAGGTGATGCAGTAAGAACCTATGAGGGATTTAGTAGGGATGTATCCTTATCCTTTAAAATAGTAGCTACTACTAGAGATGAAATGAAACCATTATACAAAAAGATGGCATATTTAGCATCAACAACAGCTCCAACATACGGGGAAGGTGGTAGTTTTATGAAGGGAACTCTTGTTCGATTGACCGTTGGTAGTTATCTTTACGAGGTAGCTGGAACAATGAATAGCGTAAAGTACAATTGGAAAGAGAATTATCCATGGGAAATTGCAATGCAGAACCCGGACCTAAACATTGATGATGATCAACAAGAGCTTCCACAAATGATGGATTGCTCAATAAACTTTACACCAATTCACGATTTTGTACCACAAACAGGATTGTATCATTACATCACATCTCCTAGACTTTCTGGGGGGGCAAAACCATTCTTTCTATCAGGAGCACAATCATGATTAAGAGATATAGTACGATACCCATTTTATCGGATGCTGATTCTAAGAAATATAGAAAGCATGTTATTTATCCAGATATTCCTTTAAGTGAGGATGATTTGTATGCAATAACAGTTGTAGGGGATAGATATGATAAATTGGCATATGATTATTATAGTGATACAACGCTGTGGTGGATTATAGCATCGTCAAACCCACAAGCAGGTAGTCATTTAACACCTTTGGCTGGAGTACAAATTAGAATACCAGCCAATCCACAGGCAGCATTAGAGTTATATAGAAGGTTAAATTCGTAAGTATGGCTGATTCTATTATAGGGGCCCCACTATCTAAGGACGTACATGATCAAATATTATTACGTCAGGAAAAAGTTAGATCTCCACAAAGAGATAACAATACCCTATTTTTTTTAAACTCAAATAATGCGTGGATTAAATTATCATCTGGGGCAGATACTTTTACAGCTGAGGGGGAATCTGAAATACCAGACCCTACATTATCTAAAAATAACATATTAGGATTTACTCAAAATAAAGCAGGGGTTGGTGATTTATACAGAGAATCAGCATCAAGAGGTTACAGACCTGTACCTGGAGTAAAGCAAGTACAAGTTAAAAGTAAAGGTACTTATGGTGCGCTAAGAGAAACAGAAGTAAGCTTTGTTGTTTGGTCTTTAGAAGATTTAGATACCTTGGAGTTAGTATATCTCCGACCAGGTTTTTCTATGTTACTAGAATGGGGGCATACAGTTTACTTTAATACTGCAGGCGAGTTTAACACAGCATCAAGTACGATTAATGATTTCTTTTCAAGGTATACCTCAACTGGGGACAAGTCAACACAGCAAATTATACAAGATAAAATACAAGTACTTAGAGAGCAATCTAGTTATAACTACGATGCTTTATTTGGCTACGTTAAGAACTTCTCTTGGTCTTTTAGAAAAGATGGGGGATATGATTGCACTATTTCAATCGCATCAGCAGGCAGCCTTATAGAGGGCCTCAGAGCCGACATAGGATTGCAGAACATCCCAAGTGATATCATCGATAGGACATCTATAGAAGAAATGAAGGATAGTTTAAAAAGTCCTTTTCATTTTATTTTTGAGCAGCTATCTAAAAAAGCAATATTAGGTATAATATTAGGCAAAGGAAAAAGAATTTCTCAACAAAGGTTAAAATTTTCTCCAACCCCTCAGATTTCCAAAGTATTTAGTAAGTTAAAAGTCGGGGACTTTACATACGTATATGGAAGAAAGGTAACAAAGTATTCGTTATTTGGATTACAGCTGTATACTGAAGATGTGTATTGGATGCACTTGAGCATGGTGTTCGATATTATAAACAACTTTCTTACACTTAGAAATAAAAATGGTAAAACAGTTGAAATTTATTCTGGGGTTCAGGATGAAGATGCTACTGGGGAGTATCAAATAGTTTCTAAATATATATCCTCTAAGTATCACTTCTCTGTAGATCCATTTAGAGTGCATCTTCCGTTTGCAGCAGAAGTCCCAAGTGGTTTAATAGGCCTTCCTGAAGAAGTCCCAAAATTTTTAGGTAAAGTCCCTTCAACAGGTGAAATTATTGGTAAGTCGGGAGCTACATTTTCTGAAATGTTTGGCCCCCCTAGAGGCCAGAAAGATGATATTTTAAACATAACAGTAAGTTCCATAGTTCTACAAGAGCTGTTTGATAGAAATTTAGAAGAGCCAGATTCTCAAAATAGAGATTTAAAAAGTATTCTAGATAGTCTAGCTTCAATTTTGGCAGACAATTTAGGGGGTGTAAATGAATTTGCTTTTCACTATGATGAGCAACGGAATTTACATATTTTAGTAGACCGAAAAAATACTCCAACAGAAAAATCCCTTACCGAATTCCCTGTTATAACACTGACTGGACTTAGCTCTACAGTTGAATCTATTAGTTTATCTAGTAAGCTTTCAAATAAAGTAGGTACTCAAATTGCTATAGCAGCCCAAGGATCTGGTCAAAATTATCAAGAGAATATTTCTGAGTTTTTGAAATGGAACGAAGGCGTAGTAGACAGACACGGTGTTGGAGGTACTTATGATACAGGGGATGCTACTCAAGTTGTAGATACAGCTGCAGAGGAGTATGCAAGAAAAAGAAAGTGGCTAGAGCTTGCAGCAGATGCATATAGATATAATGGAAGTGGGGACACATATGATGCAGCTGGGTATTCAGAACTAAAATCGTATCATAGGATATACACCTCTGATTATGTACTAGCAGTACAACAGATACTTGGAAGTGCTGAAAAGGGAATTATACCTGTTGAACTTACCTTTACTATGATGGGAATATCTGGAATAGATATTGCGGAATCTTTTAAAGTATCCAAGGGCATATTACCTACTAAATACTACAGCAGGTTCGGATTTATAATTACTGGATTAGAACATTCAATAGGCTTGAAGTGGACAACTACTATAAAAACTCAATTCTATATTTTAGAGCCACCATCCGCGGAGCAGAAACAAAAAATAAGTACAAGATTAAATCCAGCAAGACCTGCAGGATATGTAAATAGTTGGACTGGTAATACGTCAACTACTCAAACAGGATCACCTAGTGGTGGTGGAGTATCTCAAGGGTTCGTTAATCCTTTTGCAGGACCTACACCTAATGCAAATTTCCTAAGAGGCGTTTTAAAATCCTTAGGATACTTAGAGAAAGGTACAGAACTTTCAAATGGGGGAGATATTACTTTGGAAATGGCAAAGTACGCAGCCGCAGTAGCTCAAAGAATGAAGCAAGTATTACCAAGTTTAGTCCTTACATTTACTGGGGGTAATGATATATTTCACCAGAACTTAAATTACACCTCTAGACATACTCTAGGGCGGGGAGTTGATTTTGTAATCTCATCACCAACAACTGCAAACATTAATTTAGTGGTAGTACAACTAGACAATTTTGTACTAGCTAATTTACCTTTTGCTAGGTATATAGATGAGTATAATTCCCCAACGGGAGCTGCAACGGGGGGACACTTTCACATATCTTGGGGAGATGGAACAGAAGGGCAGGGACCTGTTAATAGAGCTAAAAAAAGAGGCGGAGTAGGCGTATTGCCACCAATTTTCTTTATAAAATAATATGTATATTCCAAGTCACCAGTATGAAGTAAAAGTATTAGTTGATACTGAGCAGCGGCTTCAGTATGAAAATGGTACGCCTTTTACAGGATCTAAATATGTTGAGTTGACTAATGGTACAAAATACGATGTGCCAAGTTCTGACTTAGAAAAAGGTACTTTCGATAGGGGTAGAAAATTATTAACTCCTATAAATTTTAGAGACCCTAGATTAGCACTTAGTTTTTTGGCACCTTTTATCCCTAAAAGAAAACCAGGAAAGACTACGATTAAAAGAAAGTTTGTCAAGCATAATGTAACAGGTAAGATAATAGAGGTTGATGATAACAAGTACCAAGAGGTTTTTACTGAGGAGCCATCACATTTAGCTTTTGGTGAATTGACTTGGCACATTGCAGGTCCTCGGTATGATATATCCTCTTTGAATATATTGCAGGAGGGTACCGTTACAAAGAATGCAAGAGAAGTACAAGCATTGGAGAAGAAACTTCCAGGAGTGAGTTCATATGTGGTTGATTTAACCTTCCTATCAGATCCACAATATGTGAATCAAACTCCTCAAATTCCACTAAATATAAATATAGTTCTACCATCCCCATCTTAAAAGTTGGAATTTAGAATTTAAAAGAATACCTTAGTGCCATAGGTTATATTTAAAAGGTTATGGAGTTCATCTTAGAGTCAACTAAGAGCTTATCAGTTCTTGATGAGTACGTGTTCTTGCCTACGTTTTTAGGAATAGTTCCTTTAAATGATAGGTATCACCCCAAATTAAACGGGGTTTCCGCTCTATATTTAGGGTTCAAGGGCTCAAAGGATAGCTTTATAATCCCTATACAGCACTCTGAATGCAATAATTTTAGCCTAGAGGAGGTAATTCCATATTTAAAAAGATTTAAAAACCTATATACGATTTCTAGGAAGGAAGCCCTTTACTATTTAGGTTCTCAATCTTGCATTGATATTTCATTAGTTGCCCTTCTTTTAGAGGGTACTAAATTAGAATTCAGATCTCCAGTATCATCTGTAGATTATTTTTATAGGGTTCATTCAGATTTCTTTCCTATAAATTCTATCATCCCAATTGTAAAGTTACACGAGAAGTGGGAACACCTTTTCAATTCAGTAAAGAGGTATATGGGTAAAGAGTTGCCTGACTATTTCAATTTCTACAATACAAAGACTATAAATGTTTATTATCTTCTTGAGCAGTCTGGATTAACCATAACTGACAATTTTTTAGATTACTACACCGATATAGATTACAAGTACAATTTATTAGAGGGTAAGATATACACGTGGTACAATCCGTATACGATAACCACTAGGCCATCCAATACTTTTAATAGGATAAACTTTGCTGCTTTAAATAAGGAGTCTGGGGTTAGGAATGAAATTGTACCTGAATTTGATTATCTAGTTGAGTTTGATTACGATGGAAGTCATGTTAGAATTCTGTGTGATCAAATTGGATATGAGTTAGCTTCGGGCCAAGCCCATGAGCAATTGGCCCACTTATATTTTCCCAATCAAAAAATTACACCTGAATTATATGAGCAGTCAAAGAAAATAACTTTTAATGCTTTTTATGGGAGTATACCAGATAGGTACAAAAATCTTGAGATTTTTAAAAAACTACAGGAGTATTTAATTGAGTTGGAGGAAACATATAGTAAATTTGGGTATCTAAATGATTCATATACTGGAAGACCTATTCACATCGAAGGGGATAATCCTTCCATATCTAAATTGTTGAATTACACGATACAGAGTTTAGAGGCGAGTAGGAATGTGGGGGTGTTGGAGAAGCTACTCAAATACTTAAATAGTAAGAAGAGTAATTTGATTCTATACACTTACGATTCATTTCTAATAGATTTCTCAAAGGAGGATGGCAAAATTGCACTAGAGGATATTGGAATAATCCTATCGGAAAATAATAGGTATCCCGTTAAATTTAAATACGGCAAATCCTTAAATCTTTAAATACATTAAGCAAAAAATTGTTCTATTTATAACTATAATAAAAATGATTGATTTTGATTTAGAATTTTATGACCCCGAATTGAGTTACATGGACAATAGACTTTTTTGTACTTTTTCAACCGCTGATACTTTAGAATCAACTCTTAGCGATATTCAAAACAGACACACGATTTTGTACAATAAAATGTTTGTTTTGTACTCTAAAAACGAGGATGAGTTTGCGATTACTTACAATGTGGATTTAGGAAATGTGGCAGATTTTTTACCCGGAGCTATCTTGGTACATAGAAAAAAGGATACTAAAACCCTCTACACCATAAACGCATTGAATTTGCTCATCAAAGAGCTTAACAATGGCGTTCTTAACAATAAATTTCAAATTAAGTGGGAGGATTACAGAAATTGTATTTTGCTCACCAAGGGCCCTGAATTGCGTAGGTTGAATACTCAACTTTACAGAATAATAGAAATTTAAAAATATTTCTTGCACGTGTTGCAGAAAGTTAGTAAGTTTACAAAATAATAGTTTTAACCAATAAAAGTTATCTATGAATTTAGATTTAATTCGGAACAAGCTATCCTCCATGAATAAATCAGGAGATGGCGAAAGAGAGAAGATTGACTACGAAGCAATCTTTTGGAAGCCTACACTAGGCAAGCACCAAGTAAGAATTGTACCATCTATGTACAGTCCTGATTATCCATTTTCAGAATTGCGGTTTCATTACGCAATTGCTAAGTTCCCAATGATGTCTTTATCAAATTTCGGTAAACAAGATCCTGTTGAGGACTTTGTTAAGGAATTGAGAAAGACTTCTGACAAGGAGAACTGGTCTCTATCTGGGAAATTGTCTCCCAAGCTTAGAGTTTATGTACCTGTTATTGTAAGAGGTGAAGAAGCTAAAGGTGTTAGACTTTGGGGATTTGGAACTATAATCCATAAGGCACTACTTTCTTTGGCAGAAGATGAGGATATTGGAGACTACACTGATCCTATTAATGGATATGATATGATTGTGGAGCAAACTCCTGGAAATCCATATCCTGATACCACCATTAGAATCAAACCTAAAATGGTACCTCTTAGCGCTGACCCTAAGTTGGCAGAGATGTGGCTAAAAACTCAGCCTAATCCTATTGAATCCTTTAATCAATACGATTATGAATTTATTAAAAATAAACTTGAGGCCTATTTGGCACCTGAAGGAGAGGCAATCCCAGTATCAGCACCTGCTGTAGAAGAGAAGCCTGCTGCAGAACCTGCACCATCTTCATTTAAAGTTCAAACTCAATCGAAGGCAACTACCACTTCTAAGTTTGATGATTTATTTAGTGATGATGATGATGACAATACTGACTTGCCATTTTAATAATGAATAAGACAACAAAAGAAAAAGCTACTCTAAAGGTCCAGAGTAGCTTTAATCTTTCTAACTTTAAAAAGAAGAAAGGTTATTCATCCAATTCAGTAAAATTTAAGGACCAGCAGTGGCTACCAATATCTAAAGCATTTCAAGATATTACATCTTTGCAAGGCATCCCTATGGGACATATTACTTTGCTTAGAGGTCACTCCGATACTGGAAAGACTACTGCGTTGTTGGAAACTGCTGTTGCGGCTCAAAAAATGAATGTCCTACCTGTTTTAATTATCACTGAAATGAAGTGGTCATGGGAACATGCAAAAGAGATGGGATTTAAATTTAATGAGGTATTCGATGAGAGTACTGGAGAGTTAGTAGACTATGAAGGATTCTTCTTGTATGCTGATAGAGGTACTCTTAATACTATTGAGGATGTAGCTGCATATATGTCAGACCTCATGGATGAACAAGCTAAGGGTAATCTACCTCATGACTTATGTTTCTTCTGGGATTCAATTGGATCAGTTCCTTGTGAACTATCTGTAAGATCTCAGAAAAATAATAATGAGTGGAACGCAGGGGCTATGTCTACTCAATTTGGTAATAATCTAAATCAAAAGATTCTACTGTCTAGAAAAGAAGGTCAGCCCTACACCAATACTTTAGTTGCTATTAACAAGGTATGGACTATGAAAGCAGAACATCCTATGGGCCAACCTAAGTTGGAAAATAAAGGAGGTAAAGCTATGTGGTTTGATGCTACTTTGATTGTAACTTTTGGAAACGTAACTAATCCAGGTACCTCCAAAATTAAAGCTACTAAAAGCGGTAAGCAGGTTGAGTTTGCTAAAAGGACTAATGTTCAAGTGGAAAAGAATCACATCAACGGTATTACTACTAGGGGTAAGATTGTAATGACTCCACATGGATTTATAGAGGATTTTCCTAAGGCAATTGAAAAATACAAGACAGAACATAAGGATAAGTGGTTGAGTATATTAGGAACTACTGATTTTGATCTTATTGAGGAGGGTGATATGGAAGAGGATAGAATAATTTTTGATTCTGAGGCGATCCATGACTTAGATTAAATTTAGTTAGTATATTTAACTATGAATTAAAAAGCCCATTGGTTAACGCCAATGGGTAATTCATATAAGGGTACTATATTTTAAATTTAATCAGTTACGACAATGAGTTATAAGAATCTGTTGGATAAAATCCAAAAGAAAGAAGTTAGGAAATTAAATGATCATGTTCTGCTTATTGATGGCATGAATATGTTTATTCGTAACTTCGCAATGGTTAAAGCTTTAGATCCAGAGGGTAACCACATTGGAGGGTTACAGGGGTTCTTAAAATCCTTAGGCTCTATGGTTCGATTATTTGACCCTACACGAGTTATCTGTGTATTTGATGGTAAGGGGTCAACAGTTAATAGAAAGAGCATAGACCCCAACTATAAGGCTCAGAGACCCACTACAAGAATAACTAACTGGGGGCTATTCGAATCCAAAGCGGAGGAGATGGAATCTATACAGGGACAAGTAGAAAGACTTCAAGATTATTTAAAATGTCTACCGGTATCTGTTTTAGATATAGAAAAGTATGAGGCTGATGATATTATTGCATTTTTATGTCAAGAATATGCAAACAGAGGTAGGAAATCTACTATAATATCCACAGATAAGGATTTTCTTCAGCTAGTAAGACCTGGGGTGGAGGTATACAATCCTATTAAAAAGGAGTTATACGATAGTAGAAATGTTTTAGAAGCATTACAGGTTCACCCTAAGAATTACAACATAGTAAAAGCAATAGCTGGAGATGCCTCAGATAATCTAAGAGGAGTAAAAGGAGTTGGAGTAAAGACGTTAATTAAAGAATTCCCAGAGCTAGTCGATAATCCTGAAATAACTTTAGACTATTTGTACGATATTAGTGAACTGCGATTGGATTTAAAAAACATTTATGCTAAATTGATCCATGAATGGGATTTAGTGAAGAGGAATATGTCTTTAATGGATTTACAGGACACCATACTTACTGAATTTGAAATCGACCAAATGTTTGAAATCCTTTCAGAGCCTAATTTCAAGCTACACCACGGTGCATTTTTAAGATTAATAGAGATAGATAAAATCCAAGGGCCTAGTACAAAAAACGAAAGCTGGTTGGAATTATTTGTCGATCTCACAATATTTGCAAAGAACAAATAAAAAATAATAGTTATGACTTTAAATTCGCTTCTACAGTATGGAAAAGGTTTCCAGCTAAAAGTTATCAATGCATTGTTAAATGACAAGTCATTTCTCCTTAATGTGAGAAGTGCTATGGAGGTAGACTACTTTGATTCAGACTCACATAAATGGATATTACACAATATTTTAGAATACTTTGATAAGAGGCATGCAACAATTACATTAGAGGTACTAAAAGTAGAACTTCAGAAAGTTGATAACCAATTACTTAAAGTTGCAATAAAAGAGGAGTTGAGGAATGCTATAGAATCTTCTAAGGAGGATATAGATTACGTAACTGAAGAGTTTACTAAGTTCTGTAGAAACCAAAAGATGAAAGCTGCTATTTTAGACTCTGCTGACTTACTTAAGTCTGGTGATTTTGATGGAATTAGAAATAGGGTTGAGTTAGCAATGAAGGCAGGTATGGATCAAGATATTGGTCACGAATACAACAAGGATATAGAATCTAGATACAGAGATGATTATAGACCTGTAGTACCTACCCCATGGCCAGTTATGAATGAAGTATTTCAAGGGGGTTGGGGGCCTGGGGATTTAGCAATTGTATTTGGTAATCCAGGGGGAGGTAAGTCTTGGATGATGGTAGCCTGTGCTGCTCACGCATTGAAGTTAGGATTTAATGTTAACTACTATACTCTTGAATTGGGACAGGATTATGTTGGTAAAAGATTTGATGCCAATATAACAGGATTTACTTTGGATGAATTAAAGCATAAACGAACTGTAGTTGAATCTCAGATTGATAAGTTAAAAGGCAATTTAACTATTAAGGAGTATGGCCCCAAGCAAGCTTCTGTAAATACTATTAGATCCCACATACAGAGAACTACTGATTTAGGCTTTAAGCCAGACTTAGTAATCATTGACTATGTGGATTATTTAAAGCCAGCAGGTAAAGGATATAGGTCTGAGAGAAAGGACGAGATTGATGATGTGTTCATTGCAACAAAAGCTTTAGCTAAGGATTTAAAAATACCATTCTTAACACCATCTCAAGTTAACAGAACAGGAGCCAAGGACGATGTTATTGAAGGTGACAAAGCGGCAGGTTCTTACGATAAGATGATGGTTGCGGACATGTGTATATCTTTATCTAGGAAAAAAGAGGATAAGGTATTGGGCACCGGTAGAATTCACATTATGAAAAATAGGTATGGTCACGATGGTATGACTTACGATGCTAAGGTTAATACCGATACTGGACACATAACAATTGAAGGAGTTATGGATGAAGATTCAGACCCTAGAAATAAGTACTCAGATATAGCTAAAAAATTGTTCGCATCTAGTATTCAATAGTAGTTATATATCGTATTTATTACTACGTCTAATTTATAAAAAACCAAAAAAAGTAAATGGAAAAGAAAAGTATATTCAACCGAAGGGTAAATATTTTACCTTATGATTACCCATCCCTATTACTATACAAAGATGCCATCCGACACTCTTATTGGATTGATACTGAGTATAACTTTACAACTGATATAAACGATTTTAAGGTTGGTATAACTGATAACGAAAGGGACGTTATTAAAAAAACAATGCTATCAATTGCTCAAATTGAAGTTAATGTAAAAACATTTTGGGCGGATTTATACAAGAGAATGCCAATTACTGAAATTGGTGATGTGGGGATGACGTTTGCGGAGAGTGAAGTTAGACATAAGGATGCTTATGCAAGGCTATTGAGAATATTGGGATTGGAGGATGAGTTTTTAACTGTAGTTGAGATACCTGCAATTAAAGATCGCATAGCATACCTAACTAAATATTTAGATGGATCTAGAAGCAAAGATGATAAAATGTACACTAAATCAGTGTTGCTTTTTTCTCTATTCATTGAGCATGTATCTTTGTTTTCTCAGTTCCTAATTATGATGTCTTTTAACAAGGAAAAGAATCTATTTAAGGGAATTTCTAATGTTGTTGAAGCAACTTCAAAAGAAGAGGAAATACATGGCAATTTTGGAGCAGAACTTATCAATATCATTAAAAGTGAGAATCCAGAATGGTTCGATGAGGAGTTCGAAAACTTAATCTATTCAGCATGTAGAAAGGCATTCAAAGCAGAGACAAAGATATTGGATTGGATATTTGAATCTGGAGAATTAGAATTTTTACCAAAAGAGAATATTAAGCATTTCATTATGAATAGATTTAATAATTCTTTGCAAAAGATTGGAATGCAACCTATCTTTGAAATTGATTCTACTTTGTTAGAGCGAGTTAAATGGTTTGATATTGAAATAACTTCGACCAAAGAAGGGGATTTCTTTTACAAGAAAAGTATAGATTATTCCAAGAAACAAAAAGCTATTACAGAGGACGATTTATTTTAATATAACTATATGGATAACAAATATGAAAATTACTATTGGCTAAATGATGATAGTAGAACATTTCTGAGCAGGGGGTACATTACTGAAAGTCCAGAGCAGAGGATAAAAGATATGTCAATGGCAGCTGAGAAGTATTTAGGCACTAAGGGGTTTGCCGAAAAGTTTGAATACTATTCTATGAAAGGATTCTATAGCTTTTCAACTCCAGTGTGGATTAACTTTGCAAAAAATAAAGGTCTTCCTATTAGCTGCTACGGTTCTAATATTGATGATTCTTTAGATAGTATTTTAAATGCTGCTAGGGAAATTGGAATGATGTCTAAAAATGGAGGAGGAACTTCAGCATACTTGGGCAACATTAGACATAGAGGAGCTGATATATCAACTGGTGGTAAGGCAGATGGCCCTGTACACTATGCAAGGCTATATGATACTACTATTGACGTAGCCAAGCAATCAGAAGCTAGAAGAGGTGCTTGTGCTGTATATCTACCTATTGAACATAAAGATGTGTTGGAATTTCTAGATATCGGTACAGAGGGGAATCCTATTCAAAATTTACAGTTTGGATTGACCATTACCGACAAGTGGATGGAAGGTATGAAAAGTGGGGATAGTGATAAAAGAAAAATCTGGGCTAAGGTAATACAGAGACGTAGTGAGTTTGGCTTCCCATACCTTATGTTTAAGGACAATACCAATAACAATACTCCATACAAAGAACTAGGTAGAGAAATTACTGCTTCAAATTTGTGTTCTGAAATACAGCTACCAACCAATTCTTATGAATCATTTGTTTGTTGTATAGGATCTATAAATTTATTGCATTGGGATGAGATTGAGAAAACTGATGCAGTTGAGATTTATACTCTTTTCCTAAATGCGGTAATTGATGAATTCATTAAGAAGTCAGAAACATCTCCAGGTATGAAAAGAGCTTGGAGGTTTGCTAAAGAACATAGAGCAATTGGTGTTGGGGTATTGGGGTATCATTCCTTGTTACAATCAAAACTTATCCCTTTTGAATCCCTAGAAGCCAAGCAGTATAATTATAAAATTTTTAAAGCTTTAAAAGAAAGAACTGAGAAGGCATCTATTGAATTACATAACTCAGACCCAGTAAAGTATAGATCCATTCGGGAGGGATATGCAAATACTACCTTAATTGCAATTGCACCTACTAAATCATCTTCATTTATTCTAGGGCAGGTTAGTATGGGTATTGAGCCGATTAAGTCAAATTACTTTGTAAAGGACTTGGCTAAGCTAAAGAGTGTTTACAAAAACCCATATTTGACTCAAGAATTAGAGAAGTATGGTATGAACACCGAGGAGGTATGGGAAAGCATTCTAAAGAAGGATGGATCAGTACAGCATTTGGATTTACCAACTAAAGAAGTCTTTAAAACCTTTTTGGAGATTACACCAAAAGAGATTATTCTACAGGCTGCCCAGAGACAAAAGTTTATTGATCAGTCACAATCTCTAAACCTAATGATACACCCATCAATTCCAGCAAAGGATATAAATCAGTTGTATATGTATGCATGGGAGGAGGGAGTTAAAACTCTCTACTATCAATTCTCACAAAACTCAGCCCAGGCATTTGCAAGGAATATTTTGGAATGCGTGAGTTGTGAATAACAGATTAAAGAGCCCTAATTTATTTTAGGTCTTTTTTTTAATTTGATTAGGAATTTAAAAAATAAAAGTAGATATTTAGCATTATGAAAACAGAGACTGAAATTCTAATAGAAATATCAGGCTTAGAACAGCAGATATCAGAGATTAAAAAGTCTGAGTTTAATTTGAGAAGACTGAATACTCAGCGAATTGTCCAAGCTAAGATTGATATACTAAAATGGGTAATAAATGATTAATACATCAATATCAGGAATTCCAATGGAGATGGCTTTGCAACTTATGTCAAGGTACATCTATGAGAAGAAGGGTGTAATAATTCATCCAAAAGCTCCAATTACCCCAAGAGAGATTGAACTATTTGAACAAATGATTGGCCCGGTTCTAGATTACTATAAGATTAATATTTAGGATATGAATTGGATCGATATTAATTACTTCTTTAAAAGAAAATACCATCAAATACAAAGAGTAATTGAGTTCTTACCCATCATTTGGAAAGGGTATGATTTTGATTACATGTATTCAGTAGAACTCTTTAAGAAAAGTTTGGAGAGACAAGCAAAACTCTTTGAATCCGATGAACTAAACTCAGATAGGTCAAAACAAAATGCATCTAGAATTAGAACTGCAATTCAGCTGATGGATAAAGTTTACAATGAAGACTACGGTGCAGAATGGATAGACATCCTTGAAAAAAAATATGGATCAGACGTATTAGACTTTTGGTTTGAAGATACGGGCGAAGGTGATGGGTCAACTTTTTTAAGGAGGGAATATGAGAAATGGGATAATTCAAAAGAAATTGAAGAAGTTCAGAAAAAATTATTATCAGAATCACGAGAAAAACAAAAACGAGCACATAAGTTACTTTGGGATTTTATAGAGCATAATATTCAATTTTGGTGGGACTAGTTATGAAACAGACAGCAATACAGCAAGCCATAGTACTGGTTAGAAATAGAATAGACTCACAAATTGATACCTTGATGGGCAAGCATACAACTCATCATCTTCAACAGATTGAGAGGGGGTTGTACGATTTGCTTGAGTCAGAGAAGGAGCAAAGAACAATGGATTACAATGCAGGTCATGCTGATGGCCAATGTAATCACATTAATGATGCAGATAATTACATAAATGAACAAAACTATTTAAAAGATGAAAATATCGATTAATGAAGTATGGGGTCAAGTTTATCTTTTACCCTTCATAAAACTAACACATACTCGCCAGTTAAATGGTGATTTAGAATTGATTATTGGTTGGTTAAATAAAGAATTAGTATTAAGCTTATAAAAAAATAAGATATGGGAACAATATTAATTATAATTGCAGTGGTCTTGGTATTTACAGGTATGATAGCTACCTTGTGGGTAAGAGGGATAGATCACATGGATAAGAACTATCCAGACTATAAAGGACACGATTTATTTGACGAAGAAGAGAAAGATGGCAAAGTATCTTAAAACCTGGTATTTTAGGGATATTCAAAATAAATTACACAATAAAAAAATATCCCAGGGTCGAATGCTGGAATTAATCCAGGATGAGGTAGTTAAAAACTATAAAAAGGATAATACCTTTGGTAAAAAATTAAAACGATTTTTTAGTGATATTTGGTTAGGTATAAAAGAATCAACTAGGATTAACGAAAAATATGGTAAACTATAAGTTATGGCAAAGAGATTAAGTAAAGAACAGAAAAGAGATATCTTTATTGAGAATGTGATCAACAAAATGTTTGAGATTGCAGGATACGATGTTACTTACAATGACATAAAAGATAGGAAGGATAATTGGTACACTCAATGGACAATGACTATGGAGCAAAATGAGGAGTGGCAAAAATGGGGCGTAGCTGAAATAAAAAAACAGTTTAAGTATAATACCTTAATTGCTGAAAGAGAAATGGGAATGATTTCATTAATGTGGGGGCTAAAATTTTCAGATTATTCTAATAATATTTAATATATTTATATCATGGAAACAGAGACTTATAAGAACAGGTATGGAGATATTTACACATTCACCGCTACAGGTGATGGCAATATCTTCTGGAGCGGTAGCTTTAGATATTCACGATTTGCATGGCCCAATGACTATACAGCTGCTTATAATGCCTACCTTGAACAAGGTGGTACTATGCCTTTAATTGAATTCAAGAAAAAGGTTCACGAGTGGGATGAGGAGGCTAAGGATTATGTTATGGGGAGGAGATTCATAAGTTTAGTCACCTCAGACATGTCTAAAATAGATATGGTTGATCCTTCAGGAGGACCTTATATTTGTACTGGAATGGAGTGGATGGGTAAAATTATAGTAGGTATTAAGCCACAGGATGGGGGATACATACTAGAAATGCAAGAAATTAAATTATAATTAATATGTTGGTTTTAGCAATTTATACATTAATGGGATTTTTATCCTTTGAGTTTTGGCATTATGTTTTTAAAACCAAATGGTTTGATAATGATCCTACTATAAGAATGTTGTTTAGTTTTGGGACTGGTATACTGTGGGCTTTTGCGCTTATAATGATTTTATGAAATGAATAAGAGTAAAGCTGAGAGATTAATAAGAGACCGATTTTGGAACTTTCATTCAAAGCTAGTAGAAGATTTTCCACGGTATAAGTTAAGGTTTGATCATATAGTATCTGAATCTCAGGATAGAGGAGTATTATGGGAAGTTTTAGAATTTGCACAATATCATTTAGAAGCTGATATCGAAATTCATGGATTTGAAAATATAGCTACTTCTCATTATAGTGCAGCATTAGAGTATGGGTATTTAGAATGGATAGATTAAATGAAAACAATTGCATCAATTTTATTAATATCCACTTTTACTTTTTTGATTTTATCAATAAAAAGTAGAATTTATAATAGAAAGAACTGGTAGGTTTAAAACAAATTAAATATATTATTACTTAAATTAAATATTATGGGCAAGTATTGGACAGCAACAGTTCAGTTTGAAACAACTGACACTAAGGGTAACACCAAAAAAATTAAGGAGACTTATCTAGTTGATGCAGTATCCGCCACAGAGGCAGAAACATTAGTTCACAAAGAATTGTCTAAAGCAGGAGAGTCTGACTTCCAAGTTGTAAGCGCAGCACAATCAAGGATTCTAAGAGTAATTGAATAGTAATTACTAAATTAGTAATGTTAAAATAAAAGCCCTTCGGGGCTTTTAATTGTATTAATATATTAAAAACTAAACTTGATACAAAATGATTCCAGAATTAGAAAAACACAAATTAATTATAAGAGAACTTGGAGATCTAGAAGTTATTCCATATACTGTAGTTTTAAATTACATAGAAAAGCTTAATAGTAATAATTTGGACGTATTTGAAAAGTCTCTTAAAGAATTACAAGATGCTATTGTAAGTTTGAATGATAGTGCTGATTAAATAATAATCGTCTAGTAAAATTACAATGCCAGAAAATACAAAAGGTTCTATACAAAAAAATTACATAACAGTAGATAGCATTGAAAAAGTTAATCTACTATTAGATCATATTAGTGCTTATGATATTTTAGCAATAGATACCGAAACAACGGGCCTTAATGTTAGAAGGGATAAGATAATAGGATGGTCTGTTTGCGGAAAACCTGGGGAGAGTTTTTACCTACCTACGTGGTACTGGGATACCGAGGAGGAACAACTAAAAGAGTTGTTTATATCCGGAAAATCATCTGAGATAATAACTAAAAAGATACTACGTAAATTATCAGGAAAGAAGTTAGTTGCACATAATGCATCTTATGATTTTAGGATAATCAAAAATTATTATGGCATAGACTTATTAAGCTCAGTATGGGTAGATACAGGCATGCTAGTACATACTGTAGAGGAAGAAGGTGCTTTTGGCTATGGAAGTCCATTTGCTTTGAAATCTATAGCTATAATGAATAAAGAAGCCCTTGGATTAGATCTGGATGCTGATGCAAACGAGGAGCAGATTAGAATGAAAGAGTCTGTTTCTAAGAATGGGGGATCTACAAATAAAACTAATTTTGAAATCTATAAGGCTGATTTAGAGATATTGTGTGAATATGGTGCAGCAGATACTGATTTAACGCTTAGGATTTGCAATCTCTACCTAGATAAGCTTTATAAGGAGGGTCTAGAAAAGTTCTTCTTTGAAGAAGAGGTTATGCCCATATACAGGGAAGTAACTGTTCCGATGGAGGATAGGGGAGTTAGATTGGATATAGATTTATTACTTAGCACTGATGACCAGATTTCCAAAGATTTAAAATCCTATAAGCAATCTGTAGTCAAAAGTATCTTGAGTTTAGATGAGGGTAAAAAGTGGGTTATAGATAAATCTTTAGAAACTTTCCCTCCTAGTAACAAAGGTAGTTGGGCTCAAAATTTATGTATTCTCTACTCTCTACCACTTCCTAGAACTCCATCAGGTAAATACTCTATAACTGTTAAGAACATAGATAAATTAGAGGATTCTCCTATTAAACAATTCTTAATGACTGGGGATGTGGATTTATTAAACTTCAAACATGTTGGTAGGATATCAAATCAAATGTGGAAAGAGTCTAATGGGGGGGATCAAATAAATATTCAATCCACTATGCACCTATCAGATTTAGTTTTCAACTATCTTAAAGAAGAGGCTAAGGATAAAACTGCATCGGGCAAAGATAAATTTGATTCTGATGTCATAGAGGAATTATCTAGCAAATATGAGTGGGCTGAGAATTTGAGGATATACAATAAGTTACTTAAAATTAAATCTACCTACATAGATCGCTTTTTAAATAATAATGATGATGGAGTTTATTATCCATATTTTAAACAGAATGGAACTGTATCTGGTAGGTATGGTTCTGACTTACAACAGTTACCTAAACCAAAAGAAGAGGGAGAGGATGTACCAATTGTAGTACAGTATACAAATCTAGTTAGAGCGTTTTTCATATCTAACAAGGGAACAAAATTTATAGATACGGATTATGCTTCATTGGAGCCTAGAGTATTTGCCCACGTTGCAAATGACCCAGGATTAAAAAAGATATTCACTGATGATTTGGATTTCTATTCTCATATTGCAATACAGACTGAAAAACTAGAAGGGGTAAGTGCGCATACTAAGGCTCCTAATTTTCTAAAGAAAGTAAATCCACTTAAAAGGCAACAGGCAAAAGCTTACTCTTTGGGAGTACCTTATGGTATGACTGGCTATGCATTGTCTATGGCTATAGGAGTAGATAAAAAAGAAGGTGCCAAGTTGGTAGAAGGATACTTAGAAGGATTTCCAGAGTTGAAAAAGTGGATGCAGGAGTCTAGAAATTTTGTTAAGGAGAATGGATTCATCAGAAACATGGTTGGTAGAACTAGACATTTACCTATTGTTAAAAAGGTATATGGTAAATTTAAAGACCAGATGATGGACTGGAAGTTTAGAAAAGAGTTATCAGAATCTTATGGAGCAGAGGCTATAGATAAAGTATATAAGGATTATAAAAATGGCCTTAACAATTCATTAAATTTTCAGATTCAGAGTTTATCCGCATCTATTGTAAACAGAGCGGCAATGGAAATAAATAGAAGATTTATAAAGGATGGGATAAAAGGATTAGTTATAGCCCAAATACATGACCAACTTATTTGTGAAGTATCGGATAGTGATATTGAAAGAGCAAAACCAATCATTCAATATTATATGGAGGAGACAACAAAGTTAGATGGGGTACCATTAATTGCTATACCAGAAGTTGGAAAAAATTTCCGTGATGCTCACTAATGTTATATACAATAACCATATTTATATTATATATTAAACAACATATAATATTAAAAAATGGCTACAAAATCAAAATCAGCTTCTGAGTCACGTAAAATTTCTTTTGGTAAGAAGAGATCTGGGGTAAGAAAAAAAGGTTACTCTAAATACGAACAAAAACCTAAAAAGTATGTAGGTCAAGGTAGGTAATTTGATCTTATCTTCGTATATTTAATAAACAATAAAATTATTTATGAAAGAACAGTTAGTTATGAAGCACGACAAAGTGCTTGTTAAACCCATTGATGAATCTGAACAATTGTATGGAAGTATCATTGTTCCAGATTTAGGTAAAGAAAAACCACAAATTGGAGAGGTAATTGCAGTAGGACCTGGTAGAACATCAGAGTTCGGTTCATTTGTTGCAATTTCAGTTGAAGTAGGAGACAAAGTACTTGTTCCTAAAATTGGAGTTATCAGAATTGATTTTGAAGGGGACGAATATTATATCTTACCGGACCGAGAAATACTCGGAGTTATAAAATAAAATAGTTTATGAAAAAAAGAATTGAGTTTTCGGAAGAGGCTAGGAGACAACTCTTAGCCGGAGTAGACAAATTGGCAGATGCGGTTGTGGCTACTTTAGGTCCCTCAGGTAGAAACGTTGTTATTGAGCAAGAGCAAGGTAATCCAATCTCTACTAAAGATGGTGTTACAGTTGCCAAAGCCATAGAACTAGAAGATGAGATTGAAAACATTGGTGCACAGCTAGTACGTCAAGCTTCAATTAAGACCGCAGATCAGGCAGGGGATGGTACAACAACTTCAACATTACTTGCACGTCAAATTTACAAGGATGGGTTAGATATGATAACCTCTAGTAGAAATCCTATTGAAATCAAAAAGGGCATTGATAAAGCTGTTGCTCTAACTTTGGATTACATAAAAAAGAATCTTGTTGAAAATATAAAGACTGAGGAACAACTAAGTCAAGTAGCTACTATATCTGGAAACAATGATCCAGAGGTGGGAACTTTGATTGCAACTGCTATGGATAAAGTAGGAGTTGATGGAGTTGTAACAATTGAAGAATCAAGAACAGGAGAGACTTATTTAGAAACTGTAGAGGGTATTCAGTTCAACAGAGGTTATAAGTCTCCATATTTTGTTACAGATAACAAGTCAATGCAGTCTGTTCTGAATAAGCCTTTGATTCTTATTACAACAGAGAGACTTCAGCAAGTAAAGGAATTACTACCCTTGCTAGAGACTTGTTCAACTCAGAATAAATCACTTTTAATTATTGCAGAAGATATTGATGGTGAAGCACTATCAACATTGGTTGTAAATAAGATGCGAGGTATTCTAAATGTATGTGCCGTTAAAGCTCCTGAATTTGGAGATAGGAGAAAATCAGTGCTTGAAGATATTGCTACACTAACAGGCGGAGTTGTTATATCAAAAGAAAAAGGAATGAGATTGGATAAGATTGATACCAAGTGGTTGGGCAACGCAAAGAAGGTAACTATATCTAAGGACTATACAACTATTATTGATGCTCAAGGCTCTTCGGAAGCAATTGAACTTAGAATTGAAGAAATAAAAGCTCAGATTGAAGAATCAAAGTCTCCATTTGAAAAAGAAAATCTTCAAGACAGACTAGCTAAGTTTGTTGGAGGTGTGGCTATGATTTTCGTAGGGGGTCATACTGAAGTAGAGTTGAAAGAGAAGAAAGATAGAGTAGAAGATGCTCTACATGCTACTAAAGCCGCTATTGAGGAAGGTATTGTACCTGGCGGAGGAATCGCCCTTTTAAATGCGAGCTACAATGTAAAGTGCCATGAGGATATTACAGGAGACCAGTTATTGGGATTCGCTATTGTAATTGAAGCCATTACTAGCCCATTTAAGCAAATCCTACTTAATGCAGGTAAAAACTTGGATGAGATTAAAGCAATCGATTTTAATATTAATATAAAATCAGATAATAACTGGAAAGGGTATAATCCAAAGACTGAGGAATATGTCGATATGTTTACTCAAGGGATTATAGATCCTTTTAAAGTAACTAGGCTTGCTCTTGAAAATGCAGCATCTGTTGCTGGAACCTTACTTACTACTGAAGCTATTATTGTAAATAAGGTAGACAGGAAGTCAGCGATAGACAATTCAGTTAATTTTGAAGATGGAGGAGATGGGCTTTATTAGGCCCTCTCTTTTTAAATTTTAATACTATGAGAAATCAACAACAACAAATCAACATAGGTCTAGAGCAGACAACGAACATATCTTGTGATAAATGTGATCACTTATACTTCGAACAGCAATTACGAATCCAGAAGGTCCCAGGATTGTTAACAGGCCAATCACAACCTTCATATATGCCCGTCCCAGTATTTGCTTGTTCTAAGTGTGGCCATGTTAACTCTGAGTTTGAAACTCAATATAAACAGGAAATTAGTTTTGATGACTAATTATATTTAAAAGTAAATGATTAGGTCTGTAATATTTCCAGCTTTAGTGGCAATTTCAGCATTAGCAGTATCTGCTACCGCCGCTTTCTACTCTGTAACTGGATTGGGGGATTTATTTGCAGGAGCTAGTGTGGCTGTTATTATAATGGCTAGTACTTTGGAGTTTTCAAAATTAATAATAGCTTCAGTATTGTACAGGTATTGGAAGTTATTAAAAATTTATTTAAAGGTATATTTAGCTGTAGCTTTATTTGTACTTGTAGTAATCACCTCAACAGGTATATATGGTTTTTTATCTTCTGCATATCAGCAAACATCTAATAAAGTAGGTGTTGTAGATGAGCAATTAAATCAAGTGGAGGTAAAAAAGAAAGGATTAGATGCTAAGTTTGAAATGCTTTTAACACAAAAGCAGCAGATTACTAAGAGTATTGGGGACTTACAACTAGGTTTATCCAATAATCAAGTTAAATATAAGGATGCTCAGGGTAATATACTTACTAGTACATCATCTTCAAATAGAAAGGCGTTAGAAAGACAGCTAGATGATTTAAGTGATAGGGAGGAAGATGTAGATTCTAAATTAGATATTCTTACAAAGGATATTGAAGAAATTAATTTCCAAGAACTTGAACTCAGAACTAATTTACTAAGTTCAGGTGAAGTAGGATCTCTAAGGTATATTTCAAAGGTATCTGGATTGGAGTTAGATATTGTTGTTAATTACCTTATCTTATTACTTGTTATAGTATTTGACCCATTAGCACTTGCATTAGTTACAGTATTTAATGTTATAACTTCAAATAAAGAGGAAGAGTCTGAAGAGGACTTATTAAAAAAAAAGGAACAAATAAATAAACCTTTAACACCATTTAAATTATTTACCAACAAATTATATAATATGAAAACCACAAAAGAATCCCTTAAAAAAACCACAACACACTCGGAAACTCCTGTAGAAGAAGTTGAACAAACAGAAGTTGAGGTAACACCTGTAGTAGAAGAGAAAGCCGCACTTGTTGTAGTAGCCCCTAAAGTTAAAGAATCAAATCAAAATCAGGTTAAATTATCTGATATTGTAAGAATTATTAGACAATCTCCCCACTACACTGAGGTACTACTCAAATCAGGTGACACCGCCCAATTCTCAACTTCAGATTTTAATAAATTGAGAAATCCTGAAGATGATACCAACGTAATTAGATACATGTAATAAATAAGGTTATGGCAGAATTTAGAGTTATAAAAGCATTGAGGGCGCAAGCTGTCGCAGATAGAGAGAAGGCATTAATGTCTCTTGAATTACTAACAGAGCATGCAGTAGGTATTGGAGACCATACAGCTAACGATTTCTTTAAGGATGCTCAGGAGGCACTGCAGAGATTAGTAGACGCTGATGACCACCTTGAAACCCTAAATCGTTATTTCCCAAATGAGTAAAATTGAGGATAGAGTTTCTAATAAATTACTAACTCGAGCTGCAACAGGTTACCAGAAGTATGGGGTAACTATGGAAAGAGATGATCTTAATAAAGAGGAATGGCTCATTCATTTGCAAGAGGAGTTGTTAGATGGTGCTGTCTATATCGAAAAGCTACTAGAGGTTTTGAGACAGGTGAAAGATGTAAGTTCTAGTAATAATTAAACTAGTTAGATAATAAAATTTGGATACTAATAGAGAGGCCGTAAACCTCTCTTTATCCTAATTTAGTTAATTAAAATGGTTGTACACGATACTAAAAATCAAATAACCGATAAATTTAACATCGGGTGATATGTCAAGAATAGGAACCCTTATAATTAATATATTATATTTCCTAACACGACAAACGTAAAAAACATAAATTAAAATGGTAACACAAAAATTAACTTCCGTAAAGGTTGATATCGACCTATTTGAAAACTTTAAGGACTTAGCACACTTGGATAGGTTTACCTTCCAAAAACTAGCAGACAGGTCCATGTATCTATACATAACTGATGATGAGTTTAGGAAAAAAATTCAAAATCAAATTGTTATAGAGTTGAATTCAAAATAAATCAAACTCATTTTGAATTTAAAATATAATTTAATATCTTTAGTTATAGATTTAATAAATTATTAAAATATGTTATCCGAAAAATTAAAAGATTTTAAATTTTCTTATACTAAGAGGGAGGACCGAAAAACTATTCTTTTATTGGCAGATGATATTAGGTATCATTCTGGAATCGCCACAATGTCTAGAGAAATTGTTGCAGGAACTTCTAGTAAATTTAATTGGGTTATATTGGGAGCTCTGTCGAGTCATCCCGATTCAGGAAAGATATTTGATTTATCTCAAAGTATAAACGATGCAATAGGCATTACAGATGCCAATGTCCGTCTTATAGCCAGCACTGGGTATGGAGATGCCGCTAAAATTAGACAGATACTAACTTCTTATAAAATTGATGGGGTTATGATGTTTACAGATCCTCGGTATTGGACTTGGCTTTTTGAAATTGAAAGAGAAATAAGAAGTAAAATTCCATTGATGTATTTGAATATTTGGGACAATTATCCAGCCCCAATGTACAACAAAAACTATTATGAGTCTTGTGATTTGTTGATGGCTATTTCAAAGCAAACTAAAAACATTAATGAGATTGTATTGGGGGATGTTGCTAAGGATAAGGTAATTAAATATGTACCTCATGGAATTAATGAGAATACTTTTTTCCCAATAGATAAGGATTCACTAGAATACGATAAAGTATTGGCCTTGAAGAAAGAGCTAGGTATATCGGATAAAAAATTTATTGTTACTTGGAATTCAAGAAACATACATAGAAAAAAACCAGGGGATGTTATTTTGGCTTATAAAGAATTCTGTGATGTTATTGGTAAAGAAGCAGCTTCAAAATGTGCATTGATTATGCATACGGTATCATTAGATGATAATGGAACTAATCTGGATGCAAATATTAAAGCGTTCTGTGATCCTTCATATGTTACCGTATATATTACAAATAGAAGTTTTACCCCAGAGCAGATGAATCATTTTTATAATATGTCTGATGTTACAGCTTTAATTTCTTCTAATGAAGGATGGGGATTATCCTTAACTGAGGCTATGATGGCTGGTAAAATGATTATAGCTAACGTTACGGGCGGAATGCAAGATCAACTTAGGTTTGAAGATGAAAATGGTAATTGGATTGACTTCACCCCGGAGTTTCCCTCAAATCATAGGGGCACGTATAAGAAATGTGGAAGCTGGGGCATCCCGGTATTTCCATCAAACATATCGGTAATGGGATCTGTACCCACTCCATACATTTACGATGATAGAGCTTCTATTGAAGATATTAGAGATGCTATTTTAGATGTATACAATATGCCTGAAGAAGTGAGAAATGAAAATGGTCTTAAAGCTAGACAATGGGTTACATCGGATGAATCTGGTATGTCTGCTAGAATGATGTGCAACAATGTGGTAGAAGCTGTTGAAACAACATTTAACCACTTTAAGCCTAGACCAAGATTTGATTTTGCAAAAGTTGAACCACAAATTGAAACTTTAATTCCCCATACGTTATATGAGTACTAAAAAAACATGCATCATAAGTTGCCCAATAGATACTTATTCAGGTTATGGTGCAAGAAGCAGAGACCTTGCAAAAGCTTTAATTAATTTATACCCAGACTGGGATATTAAGTTGCTTTCACAAAGATGGGGTAATACAAGATTTGGGTATTTACTAGATCATAATGAAAATGATTTGGTAAATAGGCTAATTGGGTCATTTGAAGGTAATCCAGATGTGTGGATACAAATTACTATACCTAATGAATTTAAACCTACTGGTAAATATAATATAGGTATTACAGCTGGTATTGAAACTACGGTTGCAGATTATACTTGGATTCAAGGATGTAACAGAATGAATCTTGTATTGGTATCATCTAAGCATAGTAAGGATGTATTGACTCAATATACTTATGAAATAAAGGACAATAATTCTGGTAAAGTTGACAAACTAAAGACTATTGCACCTGTTGAGGTATTATTTGAAGGGGTAGACATTACAAAATACTTCCCCCAGTCTGAAATAAAGGATTCTGAAATAAGCACTGCGTTAGACGCTATGCCAGAATCTTCTGCATTTCTTATATTAGGGCACTGGCTTCAGGGTAGTTTCGGTCAAGACCGTAAGAATATAGGGGGTACTATTAAGGCATTCTTAGAGGCATTTAAGGATAGGCCATCACCTCCAGCATTAGTTATAAAAACTCAATCAGCAACTGCATCTGTAACAGATAGAGCCAATATGTTGGAAAAGATTAGAGAGGCTATTTCTAAGGTCTCTGCGAAGACTTTGCCTAATGTCTACCTTATGCATGGAGAACTGTCTGATAGTGACGTGAACAGCCTATATAACCATCCTAAGATTAAAGCAATGATTACCTTGTTTAGAGGCGAGGGATTTGGAAGACCATTACTAGAATTTGCAGCAGTTAACAAACCTATAATTTGCTCTTATTGGTCTGGTCCTGTTGATTTCTTGGATAATGAATTCACTTATTTTGTAGGGGGTAAATTAGAGCCAGTACATAAAAGTGCTTTGGCTGCTAATATTATTTTAGAAAATAGTAGTTGGTTTACTGCAAATGAAGCAGAAGCTATAAAAGTTTACAAAGAAGTTTATACAAAATACAATAAGGCAATTATATCAGCAAAAAGACAAGGACATAAAGTTAGAACCAAGTTCTCTATGGAGAATATGGAGCAAGAGTTAAAAACACTTTTGGATAAACATATGACTTCTATTCCATTTCAAATGCCACTAACCTTACCTAAATTAACAAAAATATCATGACAGATAAATTCGTAGAGTGCGAACTATGTGAGAGTAAGCTATGCTACCACCTAGACTATTCAGAAACTGAATATAGTAAAACTTGTTTTAGTTGCGGGATGTCTACAAACACTCACATTAAAAGCGGTAGTGAGTTAGATAAAAAAACATTAAATACAACCCCAGAACTTTACAAGGACTTAAGAACGGTAGATAAGAGCGGTCTTGTTTGGTATCCAGCAACTATTACTCTCCCAGAAAAAGGGATGGTTTTCTTAGATGGAACTAGCAAGGAAGACATTGGGTGGGCTGCAGTTAAGTTAACATTGATTAAAAAAGACGAGAGGTCTAAATTTCCAGTAGGGCAATCTCACAAGCTTGACATGACTACCTATGTTAAGTTTGATAAAGATCAATTTACAGAAGCTGCAAACAGTATTGGATTATTTGGGTAATGAATAGATTACTAGAAAAAATATCTTGGAAGTTTAGAAGACATAATTTAAATATCATTCCTCTTCAAATCGAATGGAGCGGTCGGGATAGTTATTTTGTAATATTCGTAATTAAAGTAGTTTACAATTTGAAAACTTATTCTCTTTTAGAAATTCATTTGTCATTTCCAAATAAGACTACTACTCAAAAATTTTACTTATATTCTTGGGATTTCTTTTTTTTACATAATTATGTTTCTAAATTGTACTGCGAGTTAGAGGACAGGAATACGTGGAATCGCAATAGTCTTTCTACTTGGGATAAGTTCAGGTTAAAAATTTTAAATAAGATTATATGAAAATTTCATATGCCATAACAATCAAGGACGAATTAATTGAACTAGAAAGATTATTAAATGCCCTAGCGGAGTATAAAAGAGCTGAGGATGAGATTGTTATTGTATATGATAGTAAAAATGGGAGTAAATCTGTTGATGAATTTTTAAGGTCTAAAACAGTATCAGCTACTCCTTTCCGATGGCATTCTTTTGAATTTGAAGGTCATTTTGCAGATTTAAAGAACTATTTGACAAAGCAGTGCGTTGGGGATTACATTGTTCAAATTGATGCAGATGAATACCCCAATCAGCAGTTAATAAAGAATTTACCAATTCTACTAGAGGCTAATAATCAAGTAGATGTATTTTTAGTACCAAGAGTAAATACTGTTGAGGGCATAACGGATCAACATATTATGAAGTGGGGTTGGAACTTAAACAATGAGGGATGGATAAACTTCCCCGATTTTCAGTGGAGGATTTATAGGAACACGCCAGATATTTATTGGATAAATAAGGTGCACGAGAGGCTTCATGGTTTTAAATCATATGCTACACTACCTTCGGAAGAAGAGTGGTCTCTTTACCACCCCAAAGACATTAAACGTCAAGAAAAGCAAAATTCTTATTATGATACGCTATGATACCTAACAAACTACATTACGTTTACATAAATGAGAGGCCTTGGAAACTACATCATTATCTTTCAATAAAATCAGCAATAGAACACGCAGGGATAGATGATATAACTATTTGGTTGGATAAAGAACCTGATGGGGAGTGGTGGGAAAAAACAAAGCCTCTAGTACAGTTAAACTTCGTAGATCCACCAAGTAGTATATTTGGAGTTGAAATAAAAGAACCAGCTCATAAAAGCGATGTTATTAGATTACAGGTACTAATAGAGGAGGGTGGAATTTATGCAGATACTGATGTAATATTTGTAAAACCGTTTACAGACTTAGTAGATAATAAGTTTGTAATGGGTCAACAAGGAGAAGATGGTTGTGAGGGTTTATGCCCTGCAACTATGTTATCAGAACCCAATGCAGAGTTTGCAAGATATTGGCTGGCTGGATTTCAACATTCCTTTAAAGGAGGGCCTCCAGGTTCCCCCACTTGGTGTACTCATTCAGTAGCATATCCTAGATTCCTTTCAAATTTATATCCTGATTTGATAACTGTTTTAGACCATGAGGCATTTTTTTGGCCTTTGTACCACGACTTGCATATAAAAGCATTGTTTGAAGAAAATCATGAGTTTTCAAATTCGTATAGTCATCACTTGTGGGAAAGTAGTGGTAAGAAGTATTTAGATGAATTAACACTAGAAAAGATAAAAGAAGAGTCAACAACATTTACAAACTTGGTAAAAAATTTAATATGACTAAAGAAGAAAAAATTCAGGTGCTAAAGAAGTACGCTAACTTTAAGCCTGATGTTTATGAAGCACTTGAAAAGATTGGTTGTAAAATTGGTATTGAAATAGGTGTTAGAGAAGCTGGTAACCTACAGAATTTAGCTAAAAATCAAAAGTTTAAAGAGGGTAAGCTATATGGTTTAGATTGTTGGAGAGAGGACCCAGAAAAGCCTGAGATCAATGACGGAGGATATACTCAGTTGAGCTTAGACCAGCAATATAATATGTGTGTAGAAATGTTTTCTAATCGACCTTGGATTGAGTTGGTTAGAGATTTTTCTGTGGAAGGTAGTGCTAGGTTTGAAGATGGTTATTTTGATTTCATTTATATTGATGCAGCTCATGATTATGACTCCGTAAAGGATGATTTGGAAGCTTGGTGGCCTAAGTTACAAGACGGGGGTATATTTTCAGGACACGATTACTTTCCAGATACAAGAATTTGGAGGGGTAAGGCTTGTGGTGTTTACCAAGCAGTAAATGAGTTTGCGGAAAAAATAGGTACCCAAGTTCACCACGTTACTGATGTTAGAAGAGAGGGGGGTCTTGGTGTTGCTTGTTCAAGTTTTTTTATTGTTAAGTAATGAATTTAGTTGTATTCGCTTCAGATGCTAAAGGATTAAGTTCACTTAATTCAATAATACAAGAAGCTTCCAATAGTGGAATTAATCTATTTGTGGTAGCCTCAAGCTCTACTACACTAAAATATACCCCACATCAAATCTCAGAATTTCAAATACTATCTAATGTAGAAGATGCCAAGGTTCTTAAAAGCGAGAGCCTTGGTGTTTTTTTACCATTTAAACCTGATTGGTTGTTAGTAGCAAGGGAGCGATGGGAACCTGAAGAAAGTATAATCCACGAATTTAAAACTAAGTTTAACTGCAAAGTTGGCTTAGTAGAGCCTAATTCTTGGGTGCTAGGAAATATTGAAAGTAAACTCGAGACACAATCTAGAAATAGATTTAAAAATCTTATAGACGTATTCTTTACACATTCCTCGCATTCTAAACAAGTTCAAGAAGCCTTAGGATTTGAGGGTAATATGGTAGTAGTTGGAAACCCTAAGTATGATCACAATTTAAATCAATCTGAGGATAACATCCAGCCTATAAAGGAGTACTATAACATAGATGATAAAAAGGAAAAGGTTTTACTGTTTAGTCTAGTTAATTCAAATAGAACAGAAATAAATAGATATTTCAAAGAATATATTGAATATTTCCATGAAAAGCAGTTTTTCTATAAGCCATACCCAGGAGAACCCATTGACTCTAAGTTTCAAAATGATTATTATCCAGAGTTCTTTTTAAAAAATTGCACACCCATTCTTGAAGAAAGTCATGTTTGGCCTATGTTTAATATTTGTAATACTCATGTAGGTTGTATGTCCTCTATAGTACACTCAAGTTTATTATTGGGTAAGAATTACATAGACCTAAGTAAGTTTCTAGAAATAGATAAAAAATATCTAGACACCAGCGTAGTATTACAAGAAGATGGAGTAGGTCTTGAAAATAATGTTAATATGTGGCTTAGAGTATTTAGTTTGAATTCGAAGGAAGAATTAGAATCTATGTTGAATGGTCAAGTGGTGGAGTCAATTAAAAAAGTTAATGATATTGTATTTGATAGTTTGAATACTCCCAAAAATTTATTATATTTATTCGATGACTTTAATGATGGATTGTCATCTCAAAGAATTATTAATTACATAAAAAATGGAATATCATAATAAAAAATTTTTAATTACGGGGGGGACAGGATCTCTTGGACAGGCACTAGTTAAAAGGCTTTTGAGTTATGGTGCAAAAATAATTATATATTCAAGGGATGAGGGGAAACAAGCCCAAATATTTAATAATGAATCGGAAGTATTTAAAGTTATTGGGGATATTAGAGACTACTCTAAATTAGACACCACCCTTAAAAGATTTAAAGTAGATTATATTATACATGCCGCAGCCCTCAAGAGAATAGATGACATGGAGTTCTATCCAGATGAGTGCGTAAAAACTAATATAAATGGAAGTGATAATGTTGCAAGAGCAGCCATAGCCCATAATGTATCTAAGTGCATTTTAGTATCTACTGATAAAGCTTGTCAGCCTATAAATGTATATGGAGCCTCTAAGTTTATAGCAGAGAGATTATTTACGAATCATGATTACACCTCAGACTATACTGTTTTTTCATCTGTAAGATATGGTAATGTAATTGCATCAAGGGGATCATTTATACCTCTATTCATCGATAAGTTGAATAATAAAGAAGTCATATCAGTAACTTCTAAGGAAATGACTAGATTCTTATTTACTCTAGAAGATGCAGTAGATACAGTTTTAGGCTCACTGGAGAATGCTAAAGGTGGGGAAGTATTTGTCCCTCAAATAAATTCGTACACACTACCTACTTGTATTGAAGCATTAGAGCAAATAACAGGTAAGGAAGCAATAACTAAGGTAATTGGGTTGAGACCTGGAGAAAAACTCCATGAAGACATGTTAGCTGAAACAGAATTACCATTTACTTATGAGGTTCCCGGAATAAACTTATTACAAATTAGACCTCAATATACTCGAAGGGAGTATCAAACTAATTTCAGTAAGTATACAGGCCCTCATTTTAACTCTGAATTATGGGTAAAAGATGATATAGAAGAGGTTGTTGGACTAATAAAAAAAGGGCTTAGAGAATGAAGTTATTTGAAACAAGAATAAATAAAGAAGACGCTGATATAGTATCTTCGGTTCTTAAATCTGGTGAGTTAGGATTTGGACCTAATGTAAGGGTCTTTGAAGACGAGTTTAAATCATTTAGTAAAGCAGATTTTAACATATCCACAAACTCAGCATCCGCTTCTGCTTTTATGATATTCTCATACCTCAAGGATAATTTTGGGGAATGCGATGTTTATACAACTTCTTTAGGATTTACTTCTCCGGCATGGGCAGCAAAACATTTTGGGCATAATTTAATATGGGTTGATGTTGATGATAATCTACTATTTGATGTAAAGGATTACAGAGAGAAGAGAAGGTTTCTTTGTGAGAGATATACAGACGGGGGTATTAAACCTGTAATAATGCCAGTATTATATGGAGGAGTTTCCTTTATTCCAGGACTAGATACTATACAGAAAGATAACTATGGTGAGATTATTGTATTAGATGCTGCACACTGTGTAACTTCAACACAGAAAGCTCACTTCACCTTCTATTCATTTCATCCGTTTAAGCCAGTAGCGGCCTCGGATGGTGGACTAATAGCCACAAACAATCCCCATGCAGTAACCTACTTTGAAAAGTATAGAAACTTTGGTAGACATAATCTATCAGGAGGTGGGTATACTGTTGATATGGAAGGCTTTAAATTCTATATGAATAATCTTAATGCCACAATTGCATTAACTCAACTAAAGAGGTATGAAGATAATAAAGACTGTAGAAAAAGAGTTCATGAATTTTTACAAAGGTATAATCTTCCAGGAAGGCTATTGGACCATGATGACAACTCTTCTTATTACTTTAGCACTTTAATATGCAATAAAGAAGAAGTAATTGATTTATACAAAAGATTCCCCACAAGTAAGCACTATCCTATGCTACATAAAATGCCTTACTATTACAGTCAAGATACATTACCTAAATTAGAATCACTACATCCTTTAATTCTAAACCTACCTCTACATGACATCAACATTTATAATAGCTGAGGCTGGGGCGAATCACAACAGGGACTTTGATCAAGCAAAAGCACTTATTGATGTAGCTGTTGAATCAAAAGCGGATGCAGTTAAATTCCAAACTTATTCTTCCGAGACGCTTTATAGTAAATATACTCCTGATTTTGCAGGGTACACAAACATAAGTAAGTTAATAAAGGATATAGAATTACCTAGAGAATGGCAAGCTGACTTAAAAAAGTATTCTGATGAAGTGGGAATAGAGTTTATGTCTACTCCTTTTGATGAACAGGCAGTTCAACAGCTAGTTGATCTTGGAGTTAAAAGATTAAAGATTGCAGGGTTCGAATGTACAGACCCTAGATTTGTAACTATGGTGCTATCAGCAGGTCTACCAACTATTATTTCTTTAGGTATAGGAAGTAACTTTAGTACAATGTATCGGATAATGGAGATTGCTAACGCTAAAGGAGTAAAGGATCTTACCTTCTTGCATTGTAATAATGCGTATCCAACACCTGCAGAGGATGTAAACCTAGATACAATAAGACAAATGGCTATGGATAGTAGGTATAAGACTGGATTCTCCGATCATACTGCGTCCCCACTTACACCTGCCTTGGCAGTAGCAGCCGGAGCGACTGTAATTGAAAAGCATTACACCTTGAATAGAAGACTCCCAGGTCCCGATCACCCATTTGCATTAGAGCCTGATGAATTAAAAATAATGGTTGATTACATTAGGTACGCAGAAAGGTGTATGGGATCTAAGCAGGAAAATGTAATATCATCATCAGAAAGAGAATTCGGAAAAGCAATGAGATCAGTTGTAGCAATAAGAGATATAAACTCAGGAGAAATCCTAACCGAGGAGAATATAACAACAAAAAGACCTTTCCTTACAGGAAGTATTCCGGCTACGGATTACTATAAGATACTTGGAGAGAAAACAAGTATTTTTTTAAAAGAAGATTCTATTATATTTACAGAAGATATAAAAAAGTTATGATAAGAGCAGCACAGTTCTCAGATTGGGAACTTCTCCTAGATTGGAGAAACGATCCTCAAACAAGACATAATTCAGTATCTTCAGTAGAGATAGTTGAGGAAAGCCACAAATATTGGCTGAAGCATACATTGGAATCTGATATTAGGAAGTTATTCATATATGAAACAGATAAGCCTGTAGGTACTATAAGATTAGATATAGTAGACTTGGAAACAAAAATACTATCTTGGACCGTAGCACCAGAAGCTAGAGGTATGGGGATAGGTACTGATATGTTAAAATTATTCTTAGAAAAATATCCAAGCGCATACTTTGCAGAGATATTACCTGAAAATAAGGCATCTCGTGCTATAGCTAAAAAGGTAGGATTTAAAGTTATAAAACCTAAGGAAATGCCATCTTGGAAATCTTATAAAACAATATTAACTTACTACAGCAAAGTGACTGATTCACAAATTATAGATGCCATACAGCAGGTTAGAAATAAAAATAATGTAAATTGGATGGACATATTAAGAATAGCATTTAAATATGCCCCAGAAGAAACAAGAGATGTATTTAAAAAAATAACAGACAGTGATGATGAAATTGGTAAACTTTCAAGAAAACTAGCAAACAATGGATAAAAATATTAAAGATGTGGCGATACTTATTCAGGCTAGATTAGGTTCGCAAAGAGTTCCAGGTAAGATGTTAAAGCCCTTTTCAGGAACAACCTTAGTAGACATACTACTTACTAAGCTTAAAAGCTCTAAGATTATAGATCCATCTCAGGTATACGTATCTTTGTATGAAGATGAGTTGAAGGATGTAGCATCTAAGTACCCGTTCAATATATTTAATAGATCAGAGAAGTCTGCTAAGTCGGAAGGGGAGCCCCTGACTGAGATTTATGAATGGTGGGATAAGTTACCCCACAAGTACGTAGTATTGATTAGCGCTTGTAATCCACTACTAAAACTAGAAACTATAGAAAATTTTGTGGAGGAGTTTGTAGAATCTGATCGAGAAGGGGCTTTTGCAGTGTTCCAAAAGAAGACTTATTATTGGGATGCCGATGGGCTTCCGATTACAGATTGGAAAGGCTCAACTATAATGAATACTAAGTTTATAGAACCTATCTATGAAGCGGCCCACTGTCTATATGCAAGTAGGTTAGATATTATAGGAAAGGGTCATTGGATGGATACTAATTCTCCTCCACAACCCAAGTTAGTAGTTATGGAAGAATTAGAAGCATTTGATATAGATTATCAGTGGCAGTTTGAAATAGCAGAGAAGTTATATGAAAGTTTACGTTGATATAGATGAGACTTTATGTTTTTATGGAGATATTAGAGAGTACCACTTAGCTGAACCCTCTCATACCAACATAGAAAAGATAAATAAATTGTATGATGAAGGCCATGAGATTACTTATTGGACTGCTAGGGGCTCTATAAACACTGATAGGGTATTAGAATACTATAAATTAACTAAGAAGCAATTGGGAGATTGGGGATGTAAGTACCATAGATTGATAGTAGGAGAAAAACCAGCATACGACTTGCTAATTTGCGACAAAACAAAAAGAATTGAAGAACTATGAAAACCACTTATATTACTAAAATAAAAAATGATTCCCTACTAGCGGAGGGCCATATTAAACATATAGACATTCAGTACATAACTAAGGGGGAGGAAGTTATAGAGGTATACTCTAAGGATGAGGTTGAATTAGTAGATAGTTATGATGCAGAAACGGATATTGCTTTTTATAGACCAATTAAACCTGGAAGGAAGATTATACTAAAGCCATATGAATTTGCAATTCTTTACCCAGAAGATTTACACATAACTGGTTTAGCAGTAAATGATCAAGTAGAAGTAGAAAAAATTGTAATAAAAATCCCATATAACAAATGAAAAGAACTTATGTAATAGCAGAAATTGGAATAAATCACCAAGGAAATTTAAATATTGCAAAAAGATTGATCGACATTGCGGCAGTAGCAGGATGTGATGCAGTTAAGTTTCAAAAGAGAAATCCAGACAAGGCAGTACCAGAGGCTCAAAAGAATAAGCCTAGAAGATGGCAAGGACAGGATATGACCTACATAGAGTATAAGTATAAGGTTGAATTTGGTAAAGAGCAATACGATGAGATTGATAGATACTGTAAGCAGCAAGGTATTGAGTGGTCTGCATCCCCATGGGACTTAGACTCTATTGAATTTTTGTCTCAATATAATATTCCTTTTATAAAAATCCCATCAGCAATGCTAACTAATAATGAATTATTAGATGAGTGTGTTAAGAGATTCCCTAAGGTTATATTTTCTACTGGAATGTCTACTGAAGAGGAAATCGATGAGGCAGTTAGAGTTTTAAGAGAGGCTAAGTTAAAATATGGTAAGTCAGATTCTATGGGGCTACTACACTGCAACTCTACATATCCAGCACCAATAGAAGAACTAAATTTATCAGCTATAAAAACATTATCTGAAAAATATCCTGATTTTGAAATAGGATACTCTGGGCATGAATTTAGATTAGGAACTTCCGTTGCGGCTACATATCTAGGTGCTTCAATTATAGAACGCCACATTACTCTAGATAGAACTATGGAAGGGTCCGATCATATGGCTTCTTTAGAACCCCAAGGACTTCTTAAATTAGTATCAGGAATAAGAGAATTAGAATCTGCCTATGGAGATGGGGTTGTAAGAGTTACAGAATCTGAAAAACCTGTTAGGGAAAAACTTAGAGGATAATGCTGAATAGGTATGAAAGTTTGTTGCCTAAAGAATATCTGAAAGATAAAATAGAGGGTAAGAAAATTTTAGTAATGGGATCTGGACCCTCTGTTAATATGAGAAATTGGGCTGCATTAGATTTTGATTATATAGCTACTGTAAGTTTTTGGTATAACAGACAAGATTTATTTGAGAGGTCTGATATACTATTTACTTCTTATAGCAACTTGGTAGATTTATCAAATAGTAAACTACAGACATACCTAGATACTCATGATACTATTGTAGGTCTTGAAGAGAACTCTCATTCATTTTACAATACTCTTGGATTTAAGAATTTTAAAAAAAAGTATGAGAGTAGATATATAAATTTTTGGACCCGTCATCATAGTGAAGCACTTTATATAGGATTAGCTGGTAGATTAATATTTTTTATATTAAACTTTAATCCAAAAACTATATATTATATTGGAGTGGATGGAGCATCAAATAATTATACTCAAGACCCTAGTAATGCTTTCAGGCCTAATTATAAACTTGAAATATACCCAGGAGGATCTGGAACTCACAGCACAGCGGATATACGAAAAGGTAATTTAGATATGGCTAAGATTATAGACTTAGAATCAAAATCAAGAGGAATTTCTTTATATAATTTAGGTGAGGGATTACCCTTCAATATGTCCGGGGAATATTCTAAAATACATTATCCATTACCAAAAGAATATATAAAATTAATAGAAAAGTGATGATAACACTGACAATGTTAGATAAATACAATAGCGACCTCCCTGAAGAATATTTCAGAGATAAAATAGAGGGTAAGAAAATTTTGGTGATGGGATCAGGCCCTTCTGTAGATTTGAGGAATTGGTCTAACTTAGACTTTGATTATATTGCTACAGTAAGTTTTTGGTATAACCGAGAAGACTTATTAAATAGGTCTGATATATTTTTTACTTTTTATAGTGATCTTGTAGATTTATCAAATAAAAATTTAATAAATTATTTAGATACTCATGATGTTACAATTGGATTTACAGAAGC